GAAGACACTAAATTTGATGTTGAAAAATACATTGAAAATAGNGATTTCGACTGGTAAGCAATGAACCCCATTACTGCCATTACCATTTTTCTTATATGCGTCATTTTTATGGGCATAGCAGAGAATGACACTTCCTATAGACCCCTGAATCCAGGAAGTGAAAAAACCTTACGTATTCTTTTCAACAATCCCAAATGAACACTACTACCATTCGTTACTCATTCCCAGACGATCTAAAATTCAGATACATGAGTTTTGACACATACGCTAAAGCGATTAAGTGTATTAAAATCTTAGAACGTGTACAGGTGAAAGCAGAGTTGAAAGTATGACACTTTAGAAAGTGTACACTAAATCCCCCACAGTGGGGATTTTTTGCTATTATTAAAGAGTAAACAAACTAATTCGTTTTTTATGCCCGTTAAGTCAACTGCCTCTACTCCTACAACACCACGTAAGCGTAGAACCCGTAAGACTTCAACAAAGACTTCAACCGCTAAAGTCATTAAAGAGATTCAAGCGGTATTAGATCAACCAACACCCGAATCATTGGCATTTGGTTTATCTGATAAAGAATTAAAGACAGTAGAAAAGATGGTCACTCCTAAAAAGAAGACCACTCCAAAGGCAAAGGTCACCAGAGCAAAAAAACTCAAAAGACCCGCTAAGACCGTTCTGACTCTCAATCACTATAAAAGAGATTTTGAATCAAGAATGAAAATCCACAATTATGAGGTAGATGCCCTAATTCGTGATTTTCTTAAAGGTTGGGAGCAAATCAAACCTTACCACACTCAAATGGTAAAACAGTTAAAAACAATCACTTTCTAAACTGTCCACCCACCCCCTTCACAGGGGGTTTTTTCATGTATAATAAAAGAGTATTCAACCAAAGGTCTTATGAGAAAAATTGAACAGCAAATGAATTCCGCAATCCGCAACAAGCGTAATTGGTCTTCAGGTAATACAACTGTTCAAATCGAAGACAATGGCGACGCACTGGTTTACCTACACGGTAACTACATTGCAAAAGTCTCTGATCATTTCGTTGATTTACATGACGGGGGTTGGCAGTCCGTAACAACNAANAGCAGATTAAATGCTATCTGCTATGAGTTCGGATCAACCCCACGCACGGGAGTTTTTCAAAAGCAGTTTCAGTGGTTCGTTACCCTATTTGACGGAACCACTCAACCGTTTTTCTCAGGCATCCAACTTAACGAAGCAGGACGCAAAGTNAGTCCCCCATTGTTCGGTTAAGCAACTGTCACAGGCATCTCCACAGGGGGTGCCTTTTTCCTTTATAATAAGAATATGAAAAACANTCACATTGAACACCCCGAAGATAGCATCCTTACAGGTTCACTTCACTGTTTGGATGCTTTTTTAACGTCTTTCTTTCTATCCGTAAAATGGGATGGAGCACCCGCTATTGTATGGGGTACCAATCCAGCAACGGGTAATTTCTTTGTAGGTACAAAATCAGTATTCAATAAAAAGAAGATCCGCATTTGTGAAACTCAAGAGCAAATCCGTGAGTGGTATGGAGGCACTGATCTTGAAATGATTCTGTCGTGCTGCCTATGTAATATACCACATACAGACCGAATTTATCAAGGGGACTTNTTAGGGTTCGGAGGTGATACAGAGTACACCCCCAACACTATCACATATGAATTTGACGAAACGGTGAGTGAAGAAATTATCATTGCCCCGCATACCAGATATTATGCTGAGTATGATTTGCGTGATGCTGTTTCATCACCCGTCACCGACTGGTCAGATTTTCCAGCAACCAACCCCGACGGATCATATTTTGTGAAGTGGGTGGGTGCGGATGCCGTNGGAGATTTTACACCCTTAGAAAGCAAAATCAAGTTTGCCCGTCAGATGGCACAGTTGGTAGAATTTGAAGATAAGAAAGGGGCGGCACAGTTAAAGAAAGATCTTAACGCTTTCATCCGTGACGGTGAAGAGGTCATCCCCGAACTGTTCGCAAACTATCAGTTGGTTAGACTTTGGAAGTTGGTTGCCAGCATAAAAGAAGATGCAATGCGTTTAATTGAAATTGATTCAGAGGTTGGGGCATTTATCGGTGATGATGAAATAGATTGTGAAGGTTTTGTGATGCACGGCAACTGCTGGTCTTATAAATTGGTAGATCGTGAGGTTTTCTCACACGCTAATTTTAACATGGGGGTGGGTGCTTAGGCACTCATCCGTTGGGGTCATGCGTTCGTGATCGGGCAGTGATGCCCGTTTTTTATGGTCCGTTTATTAATTCCGATAGGTACCCCTAAGCTATAAACGACCCAGATCGACCTGTATATATTAAAATCATAAAAAAATTGCTGGTACTATATACTCGCAGAAAGGTCGTTTGATTTCCATNCTTATGAAAAAAAATCCCGCAGAAAATTTTACGTCCATAGAGATCGATTCAGTAACGGGCGAATACAAGACAGTAATACCTGAATGGATAATAAATGAATATGGTTGGTATGAAGGAACTGAGTTAAATTTTAAGATAGACGAAGGAGATATATTCTTAGAGGAACGTTAAAGTGGTTAAGACTAATAAGACGTATCACATTTACCTACAAGATAATTGTTTATTCAAGAATCTGAATGAATGGGAGTTTAATATTATATGGAGAAGAATCTATAAATCTTACTTTACAGAAGACTTAACATACTCAGAGATGGGGGAAGAACCGAATGAAAATTATATTGATCCGTCTTATTGACAGTATAGATAATCTGATGTATAATTGAATGGTAATTACAAGACATTATGGCTAAAGGATTTACTGTCAAAGCAAATACTCCCAAGACTACTAAGAAAGAACCAGAATGGGATTATGCTAAGGCAAAAGAGATGATTAAAGGGAAGACAGTAGTATTCTGTTTACCTGGTAGAGGAGTATCATACACATACTTAAAGAATTTTGTACAACTTTGTTTTGACTTAGTACAGAATGGTGCAAGCATTCAGATCTCACAGGACTATAGTTCTATGGTAAACTTTGCAAGATGTAAGTGTCTTGGAGCAAATGTTTTACGTGGTCCTGATCAGATACCTTGGGATGGTAGATTAAAGTATGATTATCAGTTATGGATTGATAGTGATATTGTATTCAATGCAGAGAAGTTCTGGCAATTAGTATTAATGGATCAGGATATTGCTTCTGGTTGGTATTGTACAGAGGATGGAAAGACTACATCTGTTGCTCATTGGTTAGATGAAGATGACTTTAAAGGTAATGGTGGAGTGATGAATCACGAAACTATTGAGAGTATCAGTAAGAGACGTAAACCATTTACTGTTGATTATGCAGGTTTTGGATGGTTATTGATTAAGCACGGTATATGGGAACATAAAGATATGAAGTATCCTTGGTTTGCTCCTAAGATGCAAGTCTTTGAATCAGGTGCAGTACAGGATATGTGTGGAGAGGATGTTTCATTCTGCTTAGATGCAAAGGAAGCAGGTTTTGAAATCTGGTGTGATCCTCGTATTAGAGTAGGACACGAGAAAATGAGAGTTATCTAATTCTTATTACATAGAGGTTATCAAATGGATGTGTACACTGTTAGTATCGATAACGAAGTAAAATTCATTGATATTTCAGAGATGGAATATCTGGATCTTATGGAAGAACTGGCAGATGAGTATTATCAGACAGGTACTCCACATCCAAACAGTATTACATTTACAATAAAGAGGCAACCAAATGCTTGATATAAAGACAGTTAAGAACAAAGATTTAGGTCTATGGGAAATAACTGCGACACTTGACATTCCACCTATAACGATCACTAGGTTGAAGAAAGACAAGAGTGACATTGAATATGAACTACGTAATGCGTTCAGTGAGGTTATTCANGAACTTGTAGAAAAACATTGTGAGGAAGACTAATGGCTAAAGTAAGAACAGGACTATCGGGTGATTCTTTTGTTGAATCACGTCCGAAAAAGTCTCGACAAGGAAACGGAAAACACTCGAAATACTCTGCCACATCCCGTAACTCGGCTCGTAAAAGAACTAGAGGGCAGGGTAAGTGAAGGACTTTAAGATGCCCGTTGCTGTTATTACCTTCTTAGCAGCACAAGCAGCAGCATCTGTTTGGTACTTAGGTGGTATTAATAATAGAGTTAGTAGTCTTGAAGGTAAAAGACTTTCTGATGTTGAATTAATTGCAAGTGAGAATAGACGTTATATT